AGTACGTATATAAATACTATTCGAGTGGAAATATTTAGAAACTATATCTAAAGCACCTTGATCTTCAAAACTAGCCATTTGAGGTTTAACAACCTCGTTAGGCTTACTAGATTTTAAAACATCACTACTATTAAAAGACTGAGTAGTAACAACCGGAGCCTTCTGTAGTTTCAATACACTAGTGCTCCCAAAAGACTGAGTTTCAGCTTCACTAGATTCTCCGGTCAAATTAAAAAGAGATTTGAACGCATTGAATATAGGTCTAGCAACAGGAACTAATAAAGCTCCTAACATTGCTAACCCGGAGAATAATAAGATAGTCTCCTTATGTGAGGCATAAGTAAATACGGCAAAATTCTTAAGATCGCAAAAAGCTCTCTCAATAATAGATATAGTAGATTGCAAAAATGAAGGATTACTAATGACATCTAATTTCACAGGAGTTGTTCGATGTACATCAACAACATCCTCTACACTCAAACTACCATTTAAATAAGCATCGAATACATCGATCCCATACATTTCTACTAATTCAGTAAATAAATCCTCTGGAGAACCTTCAAATCTAGTCTGTCTACCGTAATGTTGACTAACTAATCTAAAATACCTCCTACGCATAGATGCGTCGTTGGTAGTTTTAGGAAAAGCTAAATGCACATACGATTGTACTTCTGGATCATCAGAGAACTGAGGTACTGCAAAGAAGTCAGAGTATGTATCAGTAGAAATTGAGTTTACCTGAAAGTGTTTCTCTCTGAGCTCTCTTTCAAATATAATCTTTTCTACCAATTGCCGAAAATCAATAACTTCTAAAGTATATAATTCTCCTTTAATCTCTTTAACTACGTGAAATTCCAAGTGGTCCATATTCACAGGACCTTCAAAGGCGCGAGGTTTTCTTCTCCAAATATCATCTCCCGCTGTTTCGGGAGTACAAAATTCCACCTTAACAGTTTGAATCACATCTACATGGAATCTTCGTATTAAAGCTTCTATATTCGTTATACTCTGAACATGAGAAAATGAATGACAATTCGTAGAAGCTACAAAATATTTAGCCTGATAGAATAATTTTCCTTTCTCTTCCAAAGAAGCAGCATTCAAATTATAAGTAAACGGAGCTATAGCATGAATTACATGATTATACTCATTACCTACCATACCAGCGACATCTCTTGTTTGACCAAAATCATCTGCACATTGTACTATTGCTGAAGGTTCATACCCGTCAGCAAAAGTAGCATCAGGAGACTTATAATGTATATACTTATTCTGGTTCTCTTTAAAGGATTCCCTTAGAGAAGCAGATAAATCTCTTTTAGCTAGTATATGAGCTATAGTATTTAAGGTAACAGATTTGAAAACTCCAGGTCCTCCTCTAAGGAGAACACCCGTAGTCTCTACTCTATCACCTCCAGTGTATGTCTTTCTATATGCAGCATAAATTTCCTTAATTTTTGACAAATCTTTGGAAATCAACATGCACCAATTAGAAGTTTCAGACGTGCGAGGTAAGTTTTTAAAAAGCTTATCTCCTGTCCTTACGAC